ATGCGGTTGAAATCGCAAGGATGAGACGAGGATAAATACAGTTATGAAAATCGCATTAGCAAGTGACCTCCACCTTGAGTTCCAGACTATTACATTGCCCAACACTGAAGGGGCAACGGTTCTCATATTGTCTGGTGACATTCTAGTCGCACATTCACTACACGATCATCCTATTGATAAGACTGTCCCATCTGATGCGTTGAAGCCAGGTCGGAACCAAGGTGCCGCTGTAAAGTATCGTGAGTTTCTAACTCATGTGAGTAACGAGTATGAGCATGTAATTTACATTGGAGGAAATCATGAGGCTTATCATGGTCGTTTCCCTGACTATATCCAGTGGTTGAGAGACGAGTGTAAGAACTATCCTAACATTCACTTCCTTGAGATGGATAGTGTTGTCATTGATGATATCACTTTTGTTGGCGGTACATTGTGGACTGACATGAATAAGCGTGATCCAACCACGATGCATATGATTACTAACATGATGAATGACTTCCGTCTCATTCGCAACAGCAACAACAACTATTCTAGATTTAAGCCCATTGATGCTGCGATCCAACATGCAGCTACTCTCGCATATATCAAGAAGGTAGTTGATAGTGATACTACGAAAAAATATGTGGTTGTTGGACATCACACTCCTACTCCATTGAGCATCCATGAAATGTACAAGAAAGATGTTTGGATGAATGCGGGATATCATAGCGACTTGTCAGAGTTTATCATGGATCGCCCTCAGATCGCCCTCTGGACAGCGGGGCATGTCCACCATCCGCATAGTTATTATATGGGTGATACCCTTGTCGTAGCAAACCCACGGGGATATGCAGGACATGATCCAGAAGCAGCTAACTTCAAGCTAAGATTTATTGAACTAGACAACCTGCCGGAGAAGTTTGATGGGGTAAACTGGTCAAGAGATTAGCTTATCTGCGTGATGGGCAGTTGTCCCCGTGCCATCTGATAAGTTGAGGTGTTCCCATAGTCTTCTTGCAGGCAACACAACTCGCCTTATATTTTCCAGGGTCCAATGTGCCATTACGGAGCTTAGTCGCTAGTGCTTTTTCTATGCTTGCCTGAGTGTTAGTATTTACGGTGCCATTTTGAATTCTAGTTAGCTTTTGCTTTGCGATACTTTCGGGATTGTTGACCTTCATTTTATTGCGAAGTTTTCTAGTTTCAATGCCTTTTGCTATACTCTCCGGAGTAATGTTGTTTATCGTTCCATTCTTCTTTTTGGTTTCAAGTGCCTTAGCGATGCGTTCCGGTGTTTGAAAGTTTAGGCCACGTTCCTCTCTAGTCAGTTTCATTTTGTCAATGCTTTTTTTCTTGGGTTGGAGAGTACCATTTTTTTTCTTAGTCTCTATGGCTTTCTTAGCCATTTCACTAGTTGATCCGCCTTCGCCGTATTCAGGTTTGAGGTTGGCCCACTCACTACTTTCTACTACATTCCATAACTCGCTATAATATTTCCCACATTCCCTAACTTCGTCGTTTGTTTGGCATTCCTTTAGGATCTCAGTAGTAATATCATATCCGTATTTGTTGACATGGTTAACCCAGCGTTTCCCTGACCCTTTGTATTTAAACGGGTCCTGTGTAGTTTTCCCAAGGTATTGCAACCCGGTTTTGTTGTGGGTCTTCTTATACAAATAAATAGTCATGCTGATGTTCCTTTACGCATTAGAGTAGTTGGGACTGCCATCCGCGAACTACACATTTATTTATCTTTGGGTGATTTTTTGCTTGACTTTTTCATTGTATAGAGTTATAGTAATAATATGACCCAGATAGTAGAAGACATGGTCGCTCAACTCTACAAGGATGAAGAGACTATCAAGCAACTCACAGAAGAACTCGCGAAGTATAAGAAGGGCTATGAAGCCTCTATGCGTATCGTCAAGTCTATCTTCCCTGAAAAGTTTCCTGGCACTTATTTTATTACCGGTGAAGCAGGTGAAAAAGATACCAACGATCTACCAGAAACACTACTCATCTGCCCGGCATACGGGGTAGATTGGTTTCAACTTTATAAACGCACGGATGAGACATATGGACCAGAATACTGATACGAAAATTAAGGTTATTGACCTATGGAGCGATGATGTATATGGTGTCTTTCCTACCCGTGAGGAAGCAGAGAAGTTTGCCGCGTCAGAGTTGAATAACATCGGCGTCTATTATGTTGAGGGCAAGGATGAAGGTTAGCCTAAGCAAGTTTCTCAATAAGTCTGAACGCCGGATAGATATCCGGATTGACCACTATGATACCTGGAGCCTTGACCACACCCTTGCTCTCATAATCCTGCCTGCACTCATCCAACTCAAGCATACTAAGCACGGTATTCCTTCAGACTTCGTGAATGATAATGCTGAAGACTACCATGATCAAGCCGTATTTGACTTCATGCAAGAAGACAAAGATGACGTGTTTCAGAAAGGATGTGACAAGTGGGAAGAAACACTTGACAAAATGATCTGGTCCTTCCAGCAACTTGTTATTGACGACTATGACTCAAAGTATCATCACGGTGAGATGGATATTGGTTGGGAGGAATCAGATAAACAGATTCCAAATCCTGTTACAGGAAAGATAGAACCGACATATCAAATGATTGATAAGAATCCCAGCGAACACTGGTATGATTCTGTCGGACATCGTCTACATGAGGAACGGATCCAAGAAGGTTTGGAACTATTCGGAAAATATTTTAGGGCACTTTGGGATTAAACGATGACACATGTTGTATTAGATAGTTGTATTAAATGTAAGCACACTGACTGCGTAACAGTATGTCCAGTTGATTGTTTCTATGAAGGTCCTAACTTCTTAGCTATCAATCCTGATGAATGTATTGATTGCGGAGTCTGTGTTCCAGAATGTCCGGTCAATGCTATCGTACAAGATGATAACAAGGAAGTTGCTGATATGCCCTTCTGGTTGGATCTCAATGCTAGGCTATCTGCAAAGTGGCCTAATATAACTAGTGTTAAACCAGCACTACCTGATGCTGCTGAATGGAAAAACAAGCCTAACAAGATTGACCTATTGGAGGAATAATGAGCGAATATACTAACAATCTTACTGCTGAACAACTTATCCGGTATATCGCCAACGACTATGTTGAGTTGAGTCATGACAAGGTCGCTTGGCAGCGCGATGACCATATGAAGATTTGCCGTGAATGGTTGGCGAATTCTTACAAGAATTCTCCATATTATACAACAGCAGACAAGAAATACGAGGATCTTCCTGCTGCCGTAAGACAGTTCTTTGCGATGCTGGACATCGTTGAGGAATCGGATAGCGGAAACGAGTTTCATCCTATCTCTATAGGTAATTGTAGAGCTATGCTACAGGAACCACTGGAAAACATCCTAACACAGATGAAGGAGATGAGCCGTGAACGATGAAAATGAACTTTGCATCGTATGCAATAAACCAGCAGTTTGGATGAGATATACTCAGTTTTCAGGCGATCATCCGTTTTGCCAAGAACATGCAGAAGAAGAATCCGATTTTGGTGAAAATGACTCGTATCAAGATTGGGCAAAGATAGTAGAAAAAGAATGAGACCTAAATTCATCAAGTACTTCATGGATTTTGCCGAGTTGACGGCTAACCTTAGTTATGCTAAACGATTGAAGGTTGGTGCGATCATCGTCAAGGACAACGGACAGATCATCGGAAATGGCTATAACGGAATGCCGACGGGATGGGACAATAACTGCGAACATAAGGAATACATGGGTGGGGCAGGGGGTTGGTTATCTCCTGAAGAATGTGAATATGAATGGCCGTTTGAGGATGAAGAGGGAAAACGCTACGGGCTAAAGACCCGTCCTGAGGTAATCCACGCTGAAAGCAATGCCCTCATCAAGGTCGCAAGAAGCACTGAGTCTAGTGAAGGTGCTACTATGTTCTGTACCCATGCCCCTTGTATGGGTTGCGCTAAACTCATCTATCAAGCAGGAATCAAGACTCTATATTACAAGACACAATACCGAGATGATGCTGGACTGATGTTTTTGAGAGTGAATGAGATAAATGTCCATCAATACCCAGACAGCATTTAAGGCTACTATTTCTCCGGAATACGGTAAACTAGAGCCGCTTATTGAATGGTGCAAGCGTAACTGCCAAGGTGAATGGCGTTTCTCAGATTACATAATGGATCTATATGACGGGTACACCTTCTTGTTTGAGACTGAACGGGATTATGTTAACTTTTTATTGTGGAAGAAATGATGAAGTACCTACTCTTTAATCGCGAATCAAATAAGTTTACTGATATCCTAAAGGATGCGAAGACCCATAAAGTCCGGTTCAAGATCGCCTTTCGCAATCATCTCCTTCTTGGGTTCAGTGATGACAAGATTGTATCACTGTTCACGATTGTGTATGGCAACGACATCGTAGAGTTCAGTCATATTGTTCCTGACCGTAGCCCAATCATTGGAAAAGATTACGAACCTAAGCGAAAAAAGGTTGACGTTGAATAGTAGATATGCTATAAATAGAGTATGAGAATAGAAGAACTCCTTGAGGGTGTGGAGCCAAAGAGTAAGCCAATCTTATATTTGGATATGGATGGCGTGATTGCCGACCTCTATAATCACGCTGCTGAGATTTATGATGTAGAGCATTATAAGAGCATGACTCCAAAGCAATGGGAAGCATTCTTCAAGGATTCTAATGCGTATGAACTCTTCAGGGATATCAGTCCATTCCCTTCATCTAATCAACTCGTGAGATTGATCAAAAAGATTGCTGGTGGATTCACTATACTCAGCAGCCCACTAAACTTTGATCGTGAAGGTAGCATCAAGGGCAAACGGGAATGGTTGAGGAAACACCTGAATGTATCCCCAGATGGAGAGATATTTGATCACGAGAAGTGGAAATTTGCCAAACAGATTGACGGCACTCCTAATGTCCTTATTGACGATTATACCCCTAATATCACGAAGTGGCAAGAAGCAGGTGGTATCGGAATCAAGTATCAGGCCGATGAACAACCGATCAGTGATGTTGTCAACGCTCTGAAACGTGTCTTCAAAGATAAATAGAAGTATATTGGAGACGACGATGGACACCAGAGACCTATACAAACTCGTGAGGGGATTAGAAGACAACTACAACGAGAATGACATCCACTTACACGATAGTTTCGGATTAGAACTAAGCGAGAACTTTGTCATTGAGACAGGTATTGTAGGCTTCACTGAAGACGGTGTGATCATTCACCTTGACGAAGATGCTATGGAATTCCTAGACTTCAATGGTGTTCTCTTAGAATCTGAAGATCGGGAAGAAGAAGAGCCTGACGCTTATGGAAGAACCGGCGAACGATATGATTGTATGACATGCGGAGGTTCGGGTAGAGAATACGACGAAACATGTTTGGGTTGCGGCGGGTTAGGTTGGTGTAGAGAAAAAAAACTTAACGAGTATATGAAACTAGGTGGGGGCGGAGATGCTGCCTCCAGTGGCACCATTGATGAAGCCGAATATCATGGTCGAAAAGTTCCTCTAGGTAAACCTATGCAAGGTGATGTAGCCAAAAGTAAAGTCTATGTACGAAAGCCAAATGGCAAGGTCGTTAAAGTGAACTTCGGTGACAAGAATATGCGTATTCACAAAAGCAATCCTGCAAGACGCAAGTCATTTAGAGCAAGACACCATTGTGAGAATCCCGGACCACGCTGGAAAGCAAGATATTGGTCTTGCAAAAAGTGGTAAGCACATAAATGGCACTCGTATACAAGATAACCAACTTAGAAAATAAAAAGGTTTACATCGGGTGGACCTCCAAGACGCTTGAACAGCGTTGGAATGAACATATTCACTGTGCATTGAAAAATCAAGATAACCGAAAATTTTATAATGCTATTCGTAAATATAAATTAGAAAGTTGGAAAACAGAAATAATTTGTGAGGTAGATACAAATGACATCGCCAAGCAAAAAGAAATAGAATACATAGCCATCTTAGATTCGTACAACAAGGGATACAATGCTACTAAGGGAGGAGATGGTAATAACGGTATAATAATGTCAGCAGAATCCAATCTCCGTAGAAGTAAAGCACTTAAGGGAATTCCTAAATCCGAAGATACTGTAAAAAAATTTAAGAACAGAAAATCTACACCTGAACAAAACCTAAAGCGGAGTAAATCACATCTTGGTACAAAAAAACCTTGGGTTAAATGGAACAAGGATCAAGTAACAAAAAGAGCGATGACTAGAAGAAGCCTTACTAAAGAACAATTTGATCACATCCATCTGCTAAGAGACGAAGGATTGTTAATAAGAGAAATCGCCGAAAAGACTAATCTAACTAACGATTTAGTAAAAAAGTGGTTAAAAAGAGTTTGGGATTTATAAAATGTTTTTAACATTCAAGGCCACATAAATACTAACATGAACACTACTGACGCTTCAGTTACCAGATCCGGTGTTAAAAATGTGTTGGCTACAGCCGATATCCCTTTGCTTAAGCGAGCATTGAAGGTCTATCTCACTCACTGTAACAGCATGGAAGGTTACAGTGATCGTGACTCGCATCCTGATCTACATCACATTGGTCTATTGCTTCACCGATTAGGTCGTATTGAATAGCGTATGGCTAAACAAACAAAACAACCTAGCGTAAGATATGAGGTAATCACGCAAGAAGATCCTGATTCGGATGATCTTATCATTCCCCTACCTATTCCTCTGTTAAAGGATTTAGGATGGAAAGAAGGCGATGAAGTAGAGATTGGCATTGATGATAAGGGCAAGTTATACTTAAAGAAAGCAAATAAATGATAGATGACGACAATGATACGGCCGTTGGAAATGGTATTACTACTGGATATGGAACCGGTAGAGTGTCAATAGCCAGCATGTCGGCTCCTACTATAACTGTTCCGTATTCGGGTCCCGGAATGCAGACAACATTTACGACCGGCTCAATGCATTCCGGAATGGTATTACAGACAAATGGTACCGGCTCAACGAGTTGGTCACAACAAGGATATTCATTCAATGGCAATCCATTGAACAATGGCAATCCATTGAAGAATCACACAGGTACCGTCATCCAGGGTGATGCTGAGTTTGAAGGTGACATCAAGATCAAGGGCAAGAGTTTAACTGATACACTTGATCGTATTGAACAGCGGTTAGGTATCCTTCATCCCGATGAGGAACTGGAAGAAATCTGGACAGAACTCAAAGAACTCGGTAATCGTTATCGCGAACTCTTAAAGAACATCCCTGAAGGAATCATTGAAAAGAAGTCGGTATGGGACCTACTTAAGAAATAAATATGGCTAAGGAAGACATAATCAAGTTTGAAGGTGAAGTCGTAGATGTGTTGCCAAATGCAACCTTTAAGGTCAAGCTTGAAAACGGAATAGAAGTACTAAGTTATATCGCTGGCAAAATGCGACAATATGAGATACGCATTCTAATGGGCGATAAGGTTGATGTAGAAATTAGTCCATACGATATAACTCGCGGACGCATCGTTCGCAGGAAGTAACGATAAATACTCTTTATGAGAGAGTTTATAAATTTACTTGAAGCAAAGTCTAAGCCTACTGATATAGAGATCATTCCGCTCAATTTTACTGAGCAAGAGGTCGCTCCAGTCATGGGCAACGATACCCTAGAACTACATTATAACAAGCTAGCCAAAGGCTATGCTCAACGCTACAATGATAAAGAAGGCGATCCCGAATTCAATTACGCAGGGGCCTTCCTTCACAATATGTGGTTTCCGCAGTTCCGTGAAGTAAGAAGCAATAATAAACCAAATGGTCCGATGTTGGGTTTCATAAATAAACATTTTGGCAACTATGATAATTTCAGATCAGATGTAGAAGATGTTGCTATGACTATCCAAGGATCCGGTTGGGTATATCTAGCATATGATGGCAAAATCAAGACTATCAAGAATCACGAAGTGCGTGATGACATCCTGCTACTCATTGACTGGTGGGAGCACTCCTGGATATTAGATTATGGCTCCGACAAAAAGGCTTACCTGCGTAACCTTTGGAAGATCATTAACTGGAATGTGATTTCTACCAGGTGGGGCCGATCTCTTTA